CACTGGAAATATAACTACTGGACCGTCACAAAATACAACAACTTACGGTGCCACTTTTAATAGTGTTGGTAGCTTTTTGTTGGCTTTTGTTACAACAGATTTCTACGCTAGTGGTAACTATAATTTAACATCAGGTACTCAGCGAAGAGGTATTGAGCAAGGCACTACAATTGCAGGTTCAGGAATGTATAACCCTACCTATTCAAGTTCCTTAAGTGATTATGTCCCTTGGGAATACCCCAATGGCATGAGTAATGGCGGTCCAGCATCGAGTGAAAGTTCGCATGGCTCTGGCACTTGGAGAGCGCTTTGTGGCGGTTTTGATGACCATACTTGGACTTGGCATCCATGTTACTTATTCATAAGGATTTCATAATGGCATTCCAGGTTAACGGCGTCACAGTTGTAGATTTTACCAGAACATTTGCATCAACTGCTTTTCCTAGAACAGTAAATGGAATTTCTGTTCTTGGGAGTGGTGATTTAAAATATATAAGACCTGGAGCAGCCTCTAATCATGTTATTGGAGATTATATATATTGCGGCCATCAAAGTGCTGTTTATACCAGCGGCGGCTATCCTGCGACTGTATTTCAAGCAGGAACAACTCATGCAGCTTCTGGATTTCGCCGAGATAATACTCACGCATTTGATTATAAATATCGTCAAGGAGGCGACACAGCAGTCACAGGTATATCTGGAACATGGAGAGTTGCCAGTGAGGGGATGTTTGATACGGGCACTAACCCATTTCAACAAGATATGATGTTTGTGAGGATTGTATAATGGGATTTCAAATTAATAGCGTAGAAGTTTTAGGGACCACGGGTTTCGCTAACTATACCAATACTTTTAAAACATTAGACGGAAATTCTATTTTAGGCTCTGGCAACATTACAGATAATGGAGCCGACAGTTTATTATTTAACAAAATTGGCTCTTATACTGTAGCGATGACAGGCAACCCTGTTAATCAGTCAGCGGCAGTGGCGGCAACTGCTTTATATTACTATTATAATAGCCAATATGGTGGGTACTCTTATGCGCTGATGTCTAGCACAGGAAGTAGCTTGAGTAGTAACGCATATCACGGCTTATCAGGCACATGGATGAGCAAAGCACCAAGTTGCTCCCCCTCAGCAGGATCACTAGCTGGATGCATATGGCAAAGGATAACTTAAATGGCTGTTTGGAAAATAGAAGAAATAAGAAATGCAAAATCTTTAAATGAAGAAAACAATCATTTTGATTTGGAAATGAACCACCCAGAATTTGGATGGATACCTTACACTTTAAGGCCTGACGATCCTGATGGCAGTATTAGTAATTCAGAATTGTTGTCTATGATTGGCTCAGATTACGCAGCTCATATTCCACCTACTTCTGAAGAAATAATTACGCAAAAAGCAGCGGAAGTAAGGGCAGAGAGAGACAGACAGCTAGAACAAAATGTTGATCCAATGGTTTCAAACAATTTGCGTTGGAATGAATTAACAGAAGAGCAAAGAACAATTTGGACAGATTATCGAACAGCATTGCTTGATATAACTAATCAATCAGGTTTTCCGCATGAAGTGACGTTCCCTACCCCACCGGCTGGCTATAGATAAATGTTTGGCCTATTTCCCCTCTCCGGAGCTGCGCTTGGTGATATAGGTGTAAAAAGCATTGGCTTATTACTTAATAATATAAACGCTCAAAATCCTGTTGTTGATGATTTACCATTAACACAGCATCATAATTTAGCACTGGACACTGTTGAAGCACAAAATCCAGTTATTGATCAGATCTTAGTAACTAAGAATTTTGATTTAACGCTCCAGGGAATTTTAGCTCAAGCACCTACGCTCGGACAAACTGGTTTAACTGAAAGCCATAATATTGGTTTTAATTTTCCGCCAATCCCTCCAACAGTAGATGATCTCTCTCTTACTCAAGATCATAATTTAGCACTGAGTAATATTGAGGCCCAAAACCCTGTTATTGGTGGTGCAACTGTTAGCGAAATTTTAACTGTATCATTAAGTAATATTTCTACTCAAAACCCAACAATCGGAACGCTTGGCGTAATCTATGAATACCAAATTCCAGCAGAGCATTTAGCGTCTGCACCTCCAAGCGTTGGATCTCTTGGGTTGACCCAAAATCATAATTTAAATTTTAGTTTTGAGGGCGCAGCTCCAACTTTAAACGGCCTAAGATTGAAATGGGCAGCAATTCAAGTCCTGCCCGAAACGTACACCGAAATTACTGTTCCAACTGAAACTTGGAGCGACACACAAATTTAGGCTTGGTAGGCATGTTGTGTTATGAATAAAACAAAGGAGAATTGAAATGACAGTCACAGTAAATCTCCCCGTTGTGGGAGGTAGCCAGGACACCTGGGGCCAACTTTTGAACGAAAGCCTCCAAAACATTGCAGATGGTGTAAATGGTGCTAATGGTGCTAAAATGTCCCCAGATCTTGATAGCTTAATAATAGACGGGGATACAGTTACAGCTACAGCAGACGAGTTGAGTAAATTGGCTGGTTTTATTGGAACTGTTGTTGCTCTAAATAATGCTCATACTTTTCTTGATGGTGCTCAGTCAGGTGTAGAGGTTGGGGGAAAAGCTGTCATTTACGGAGCTCAGGGATCAGTAGCACTTGGCAATGGTTGGGTAGTTGAGTCAAACGGAAACGATTTAGATTTCAAAATTGGCGGAAGCAGAAGGATGAAGCTTTACTCCAATGGTGATTTAGCAGTTGAAGGAAATGTCACTGCTTATGCGAGCCTCTAAATGGCGTTACAAACAACAGGACCAATATCTATAAATGATTGCTTGATAGAGGCAGGCTACGGTTCTGGATCGACAATGAGTTTAGATAATTCAGATTTAAGAGATTTAGCTGATATTACAGGTTCTGGTTCTGAAATAAGTTTAAATGATTTTTATGGCGCTAGTAATATAATTACTGGAACATTATGGACATTTAATCCAACACTTAATGTTGGAGGAAATGGGTATTATTACACATCACGCATAACGGTTTCAGATTTTGTTTCATCAGGATTTGCAAATGGCGACACTCTAAAAATTAGATCAGATACTTACGTCCAAGCTAGTTCATATTTTGTAGCAGCTCTCATTATTGATATGCCCTGCACAATTTTAAACGAAGGAAGAATTGTCGGTAAAGGTACTGCCGGCGGCAGCAGTTATTCAACTGGACCATCACAATACGTTGGAATGAGTTACCAGCACCCAACTGGTGTTGCGGCTGGTCCTGCAATTGATGTTCAATCAACAGGCGTGACAATTGTTAATCAACCTGGGGCCTATATAGCTGGTGGGGGCGGCGGTGGTGGTGTCGGTTGGACTTCAAGTAGCACAAATGCCGGCGGTGGCGGAGGAGCCGGCGCTGGAGATGGCGGTCAAGGATCAGAGCCTACTGCTGTAGGAGGAACGGCTTCAGCATCAGGGGGCAATGGGGGCAGTACAAATGGTAATGGTTCTAGAGGCAGTGGTATTAATGGATATTTATATGGAGGCTACGGGGGCGGATCAGGTGGCGGAGGTTGTTCAATTTTAACTCCAATGGGCGGCGGCGGTGGTGGTATGCAATTGCCAGGTCTAGGTGGATCAGGTTCTGATGGAACTGCTTATGGAGGAAGAACTATAGGAAGAGGCGGTAATGCTGATGGCGCAGGGCAAGGAATTGGCAATGGAGTTACAAATACTTCTGGCGGCGGCGGAGGCTGGGGCGCGACAGGTGGAACAGGCCAAGGTAATTATGCAGGAGGATTAGGAGGTCCAGCTATTAAAGGAACTGCTCGAACTGTTACAAACAATGGATCAATTTACGGATCAACATAATGGCAAGATATAATTATGCACATAAAGGATATGAAACTGTTGCTAAAGTTGAGGAAGCAGTGACAGCTTTCAAGACACGACTTGATAACAATCCAACTGATTGGTGCAGTGTAAAACCGTTAATAGATAGTCAGGTTATTTTTATACAAGAAGATAATTCTAAACCAATAGAGACAGCAGAAGACACTATTGTAAAATCAACATCAAAAAATATTAAACCAGTTCGAACATACCAGTATGGAGATGTTTTAAGTGATGCAGAAATTAATGATTTAGGCGGATCAAGCGAAAAATATTACAACGTATTTGCAGTCCATGACGGGTCTAATTTCACACATGTTTCAGAGGTAGAAGTTGTTGAGAAGGTTTTGCAAATGCGAACTTCATACGCAAAATGGAGACAGGTTGACAAATATTATGACACTCAAGTTTCTGAGGGTGAAGATAGTATAGAAATTAATGTCTCTAACCAAGATATGACAAAATATGTTTCTTAAAGGAATTAATTAATGCCTTACGTTCCTCTCAAGTTAAAACCAGGATTTTACAAAAACGGCACAGAATTTGAAGGTTCAAATCGTTGGCGTGATGGCTCTTTAGTAAGATGGCTTGACGGTAATTTACGTCCGATTGAGGGATGGGCAGTACGCAAAGAAAACTTTTCTAATAATCCAATCAGGGGAATGCATACCTGGCAAGGAAATGATGGAACTGCTTATGTTGCGGCTGGTAGTGCTACTGAGCTTAAAGCAATGACAGGTGGCGGCACTCTGTATGATATTACACCTGATGATTTAACTCCTGGCATCAATGATGCGGCTGTTAATACTGGATACGGTTTTGGCTCTTATGGGACAGGTTACTGGGGCCAACCAAGGCCAGTAACTTCTGATACCATACCTCAAGAAAGCACCACTTGGCAGCTTGATAATTTTGGAGAAGAGTTGGTTGGACTTCACATAACTGACGGCAGGATTTGGAATTGGGATCTGACAACAACTGTTGGCGCTGAACATGTAACCAACGGTGATTTTGCAAATCAAACTGAATGGAGTTTAACAGATGCAACCAACTGGACAATAAATAACAATCAGCTTATTTATAAACCTCTTGAAGAAACTATCCCTCAAATTGATCCACCAGTTGCACCTCCAACAACTTATAATGTGACAGTTGTTAATGATGGTGGAGTTAATAAATTTGCGCTGAATGGAGCTGTTGCCCCAGCTATAAGATTGCTTCGACGAGAGACCTACACCTTTGATTTGAGTGATCCTAGCAATAGTAACCACCCGTTGGCGTTCCAAACTGGTTCCCCAAATGGTATTAATTATACGCAAGGATATACCTTAACAGGCACACCAGGAACAGCCGGCAGTCAAGTAACTCTGGCTGTTGACGCAGCTGCGCCATTAACAGGATTGGCGTATGGGTGCACAAATCACGGCCAAGGAATGGGCAATAGTGTAACTACAGAAGATATTTCGCAATTTGAAGACAAAGGTGAT